AAAAAGGATTTGGTAATTATGAAAACCCCGACAGTTAAATTAGTTTCTGTAACTCCAAACGCAGAAAGACACATTGCATATTGTGCTCGTGTCAGTAATCCAAAAAATCAATTCAATAATTCTTCTGAAGGATTGTTAAAGTATTGTATTCAAAATCAACACTGGAGTATTTTTGAACACGCATTTCTAACAGTAGAAATCAATACTTCACTTGCGATTGCGACACAAATTCTTCGTCATCGTAGTTTCACCTTTCAGCAGTTCTCACAGAGATATGCTGACAGCACAGAATTACAAGTAAAACTTCCAGTTCCAGAATTGCGAAGGCAGGATACCAAAAATCGTCAGAACTCAACCGATGATTTACCGGCAGATTTGAGTATTTATTTTCAGACCCGAATTGAAGACCATTTCAAGGAAGCAATTTTACTTTATCAGGGAATGTTGGATGCCGGTGTCGCAAAGGAATGTGCTCGCTTCGTGCTTCCACAGGCAACCCAGACACGTCTTTATATGAGTGGGAGTATAAGGTCTTGGATACATTACATCGACCTTCGTAGTGCTCACGGAACCCAGGCAGAGCACAAGGAAATCGCAGAGGCAATTCGTTGTATCTTTACCTGCCAATTTCCGACAATCTCCTCTGCTCTCAACTGGACTCGTGAGAATTGTAACCCTTGCGAGTATCAGAGCGCAATCACACTAGAATAAATACCTCTGTATATTATTTGTAAAGAATGGCAACTTATCCAATTGTAAATAAAGAAACGGGTGAAAAACAGGTGATTGAAATGAGTGTTCATGATATCACTGAATGGTATGAAAATCATCCAGAGTGGCAAAGAGATTGGTCAGAAGGGTGTGCTTCTGGTGTAGAACTTGGTGAATGGATGGATACACTTGTGAAGAAAAAACCTGGATGGAATGAAGTTTTAGATCGTGCATCAAAGGCTCCTGGGTCTAAAGTAAAACCAATCTAAAAAAAGAATGACAAGAAAAAGAAGTCAACCTGCATCTCCGGTTCCTTTTGGAATGGGTAATCGACAAATGAAACGTAAAAAACCGATTAATAGTGAATTGATGAGAGAGATTGAACCTCTCACCAAGAATCAAGAAAAATTTTTCAAGTCATATGAATTGAATCAAAATATTGTTGGATATGGATGTGCCGGAACCGGTAAAACATTCATCGCACTTTATAATGCTCTCAAGGATGTTCTAAATGAACGTAGTCCTTATGAAAAAATTTATATTGTAAGATCTCTTGTTGCTACTCGTGAAATTGGATTTCTTCCCGGAGATCACGAAGACAAGTCATCACTTTATCAAATTCCATATAAGAATATGGTAAAGTATATGTTTCAAATGCCATCAGAGTCTGATTTTGAAATGCTCTATGGAAATCTAAAAACTCAAGGAACGATTAGTTTTTGGAGCACATCCTTTATTCGTGGTACAACTCTTGACAATTCGATTATTATTGTTGATGAATTTCAAAATTTAAATTTTCACGAATTAGATTCTATTATTACTCGTATTGGTGAAAATTCAAAAATTATTTTTTGTGGAGATGCAACACAATCTGATTTGATTCGCACAAATGAAAAGAATGGTATTGTAGATTTTATGAAAATTTTGAGAATAATGCCCTCGGTAGATATCGTTGAATTTAATGTTGAAGATATTGTTCGTTCTGGTTTAGTTAAAGAGTATATTCTTGCAAAAATGGAAGTTAAAGTATGACATTTATTCATCATAATTTTTTAGGTGATCTTGAACTAGAAAAGAAAGAAACAAATGGTATTCGTCTGTATCATCTTCCCGATGGTCAGTGGGTACCATCGATTACTTCTGTGACTTCTTTTTACAATCGTGAGATTTTTGTTAAGTGGAGAAAACGTATAGGACTCGAAGAAGCAAATCGGATTACAAAAAGAGCAACCGCACGGGGAACTGATTTTCACCAGGTCTGTCAGGACTATTTGGAAAATAAAGAACTGAACTGGGACGATTATCAACCCCTCTCAAAGTTTATGTTCTATCATGCCAAACCAGAACTTGATAAGATAAATAATATTCATGCGATTGAAAGAACTCTTTACTCTGAATATCTTGGACTTGCCGGAAGAGTCGATTGTATTGGAGAATATGATGGAGAACTTGCCGTTATAGACTTTAAGACTTCCGAAAAGATTAAACCTGAAGAATGGCTTGAAAACTATTTTGTTCAGGAGATGTTTTATGCCTCCGCATACTTTGAACTTACTGAAATTGCCCCTGTTAAGTTGATTACTATTATGGTCACTCCTGGTGGAGAAGTGAAGGTATTTGACAAAAGAAACAAAGGGGATTATATTAAGTTATTAGTTCGTTACATCAAAGAATTTGTACATCACAATATTGGGGCAAAGAATGGAGAATGAATTAGAAAAGGTACTCGAAAGTAAATTCTATTGTCCAAATAAGTTCGCACAAGAGATTGAAGATCTTGTTCTGACTCACGGAGATATGAATTATATTGATGCAATTGTATACTTTTGTGAAAAAAATAGTCTCGATGTTGAGTCGATACCTAAACTCATATCAAAACCACTGAAAGAGAAGATTAAGTATGAGGCAACGGAACTTAATTTTCTCAAAAAGACATCTCGTGCCAAATTAGTATTTTAATTCCATTTTGGGGGGTAAAAATTTCCCGGCAAAAAATTGCCTCTATTACTTTTTTTGAAAATGACTCCCTTTGACTGCTATAAAACCTATCTGGCACTCAAAAATCATTTTACAAAAGATTCTTATGATTATTACAAATATTGTAAAAAGACCAGAGCATCACTAGAGTCCTTTTATAAGAGACGTGATCGTTTTTGGTTTGAAAAGATATCCAGACAAAGAACAGATAAAGAAATTGAAGATTTTTTTATCTCAAATTTTGTTTCTTGTAATGACTCTGAATCCTTATGGATCGGTGAGATAATAAAAACAGGAGATCAAAATTACAAGGAATGGCAAAGAAAAATTCAGTCACTTTCATATCTTTTCAAAGAAGAATGTGAAAGTTTATTTGCCGAGTATAATTTTAAGAAAGTATTTGAGTGCTCCAAGGGGCATCCACCTCTTCTCAAAAAGTTCCTGAGTGGGAAATTAAGCCTTGAAACTATGGTAATCTGTGATAAAATATTCCTGTACGGGAATGACTTTGATAAGAAACTTAAAGATCCTGTATGGGAAACTGTGAGTCGGAGAATCAAAAAATACTCTCCATTCCTACATATAGATGTATCTCATTATAAGAAAATTTTGAAAGATATTGTTTTTGGAGGAAAATGAATTTTTTTAAATCTGATATTGTTCGTTCTGAAATGGCAGAAATTGCAGAACTTCAACAAAGTGTTTATAATAATGTCTTTAAGTTTCATTTGATGGATCGTGATGAAAAAATATCTCACGTAAATCTTCTTGAAAAACTTTTAGATAAGCAAAGAACAATCTATACTCGTCTAAGTTTATCTGATGCTCCAGAAGCAAAGGAAATGAAATCACGGATTTCTGAATCCGCATCGGCAATGGGACTTCCTTCTGGTGTAGATATGAATGTGATTTTTGGAAATCTTGCAAAAATGCTTGATAAAATGAAAGATCAGATTGACAGAACTGGTTCAGATCTGTAGAATATATTGGGCTGGATGATCCCTAAGCAAAGTCACAAAAGCCAAATCTCACAAATACGAGGAAAATCAAATGTCATTTGAAAATCTAAAAAAACAATCTAAACTTGGTTCTTTGACTTCTAAACTGGTCAAAGAAGTTGAGAAGATGAGTTCCACTTCGAGTGGTGCCGATGAACGTCTCTGGAAACCCGAAGTTGATAAAACTGGTAATGGTTTCGCAGTGATTCGTTTTCTACCTGCTCCTGATGGTGAGGAACTTCCCTGGGCAAAGATGTATTCACACGCATTTCAAGGACCTGGTGGATGGTATATTGAAAACTCACTGACGACTATTGGTGGTAAAGATCCTCTTGGAGAACACAACCGAGATCTGTGGAATACAGGAACCGAATCAAATAAGGAAACTGTTCGTAAGCAAAAACGTAAGTTGTCATATTACTCTAACATATATGTTGTAAAGGATCCCACAAACCCTCAGAATGAAGGTAAAGTATTTCTGTTTAAGTATGGAAAGAAAATCTTTGATAAGATTATGGAAGCAATGCAACCAGAATTTGAGGACGAATCACCAATCAATCCTTTTGATCTATGGCAAGGAGCAAACTTCAAACTGAAGATCGTTAAGAAGGATGGTTATTGGAATTATGATAAGTCCGAGTTCGGACCATCTGAACCTTTATTGAGTGATGATGATGCGATGGAAGCACTCTGGAAGAAAGAGTATTCTCTGGCAGCAGTCACCGCACCAGATCAATTCAAGTCCTATGAAGAACTTGAAAAACGTCTGAAAATGGTATTGGGACAGAAACCAACAAATCGTCGTATGGATGAGGAAGTTGAAGACGAGGATAATGATCGTGGATCATATACTCCAGATTTCAAAAGTTCTCGTCGTGAATCTCAACCCGATGAAATCAAAGAAACATTCAATTCTTTGGATTCCTCAAGTGAAGACGAAGATGATGCCCTCTCATATTTTCAAAAATTAGCAGAATAAAAATCAACTGTAAATTCTGATATTATCTCCACGTTTAAGGTCTTCACGAATATATTGTGAAGACCCTTTTTTGTATGGCATAATATTATCCATATCATTAACCACAATATTTAAGTATGTTGGTTTGAGTAAGTAAATATTTCTCTTTGCATCTTCTAGTTTGATCTCATAATCATAATTCGTCACAGGAACTGCTATATTTCCCGTATCTACCTGAGAATCTATAAAGTAATCATAATAATTTACTGAATATGGAGAACTTACTTCAAGACCCGAAGGAACAATCGTAACTCCTTGACTGTTTTTAATTTCTGAAGTTTCATAGTGATGAATACCATTATAAAGAACATCATAATCACCATATTTTTCAACCAAATAACGATCTAAATCATCTTGTAGAAGAGGCCATTCTGATTGAATATTAACGATATTGTTTGATAGTAAAATCACCCAATCAAGAGTTGACTCACCATAAAAATCTTCTGCAACATTATCAGGACGATCATTTCCTTGTATTTGATATTTCTCAAAAAATGCAAGTTCCTGAAAAATATCAGGACGAAGACTTCCTTTCTTAAATAAATTTTTGACTTGTATATAGTCTGATATGTTCTTGGATTCTGCAATCCGACTTACATATTCAAAGTTAGGAACCTGACGGAAATAAGATGCCATTTTAGTAACCTATATTTGTTGGTGAGTTATCTCCATCATCATAATCATCATCAAAGATTGGTTCAAGTTCTTGGAAGCTGAGTGAAAGTTCATATGCGGTCATAGATCTTCCATTGGGATCGGAATCATCATAACTCATATATTGACCATCGGGAGTATAATTTACACTACAATTGGTAAGAGCACATTCTTTAAAACGATTTAGATATGGGTGATTTTGAGTTGATGTTAAATAACTAATTCTAAAAGTATGTGGTGCCTTTAAAAGAAGAACAGACTTACTTCTTTTTACCGACATTGCTTGTTTAAAGTATCTTATAATAGTTCTTACTCTTATTGCTTCTGATTTTGATCTTGGAGTCATTTTAAAATTAAAAGAAAAATCTCTGAGTGAAGGACTATCAAAAAGAAGTTCTAAATTTGGATTTATTACTACACCATATTGTCTTGATAAAACATTTTGACCAAGAGCTGATTTAATTGTTTGAGATGCAATTAGTGCCTTTAGTAATTTGGTATTGGATTCACCCCCAAGAAATGCCCCAAATTGATCTTTTCCTGTATCCGCCCCTGCCTCTGCTCCACCTAAAAGAAAACTATTTAATGTGGCTGCTATACCTTCCATTGCGGGATTTAACTCACCATTTTGCCAATTTACAGAATTTCTATCCGTTATTCCTCCACTGGGCATTGGTAAAGTGATTGTTGCTAAAATATTACCTGCAGGGGGGGCATCTTTTCTAAGTCCCAGATTTTTATCTAACCCCAACCCCCTTGCCACATATTTAATAATTTTAAATTGAATACAATCTTGATTTGTATCCATTTTTTCGGGATATCTTAAATCCCCCCCTGGATATTTCTCTCTACCTTCATATTCCTTTCCTGCCGCATCTTTTATTGTGTCCACATCGTCTTTAGAGAATTGTCCTGCTACTGGAGGATCTCCTGTTGGACTTGCTGTATTT